CTATAATAGCGGTTGGAAATACTCACACACAGATGAAGCTACTCAGTACACTCAAGCAGACGGCCAACACATTTGGAGTTATGCTGGTTCTGGTTCTGCTAATGCTGCTCTTACTTGGTCGGAGAGTATGCGCATCAACTCGGCAGGCCGTGTACTTATCGGAACTAACGAAGTAGACGTTGGCTTTACTGACAGCGGTTCTGGTGTTGCTATCTGGGAAGACGGGCTTTTCCAAGCGGCAAGAAGTTCACCCTATGCAGTAGGCATGTTTAATAAGTTAGATAATGACGGTCAGATCATACAGTTCTACAAAGACGGTGGCCTTGTGGGGAATATTGGGACTATCCTTGGGGGCATATATATAGGAGATGGAGACACAGGTTTAGAAATAGACGGTGCAAACGATGCTATATACCCCTTCAATACGACTACCAAAGTAGCAACAGATGGTCACACCGACTTAGGGGACAGTGACAAGCGCTTCAAAGACCTCTACCTCTCTGGCGGTGTCTATCTTGGCGGCACTGGGTCGGCTAATAAGCTGGATGACTATGAGCAGGGGACTCATGAGGCTACAATAACGTGCAGTACATCTGGTACTATTACTCTAGGCGCTCAAGATTATCTTGCATATACAAAGGTGGGGCGTCTTGTAACCATTACTGGTGGTTTAGTTGTTAGTGCAATTAGTAGCCCCACTGGGTATTTTACAGTTTCTTTGCCTTTTGGCATTGGCTCTAATGACGCAGGTTTGTCACAAAGAATGTCTGGCACAGTTACTATGCAAAATGTTTCAGGAGTAAATGTTAATCAGTTTGTTATATTAGGCATCCAAGGAACCAGTGAGGTGCGTGTTTACCTTGGAGATGGTACATTAAGACAAGAAGATTCTGCTCAAGCAATAATATATAACAGTGATATGTACTTTAATTTTCATTACTTTACCTCATAGCCCCACACCATAGGGGTCGGACAGTCCAAGCCATAAAGGAGATAAACGATGGCACTAACAGAAGAAACAGTACAAGACAAAATAGAGATCGTAGGCGACTTCAAGCACGTTCAGGTGCGTACAGCCACGGTCATCAAGCGTGACGGAGCAGAGATCAGCCGCTCATTCAGCCGCCATGTAGTTGCACCAGATGCAGACATCACAGGCGAAAGCGCAGAGGTACAAGCCATCTGTGCAGCCGTACACACACAAGCGGTTAAGGATGCTTATGCCGCCCATCTAGCCGCACAGGAGGTTTAACCTATGGCCGTAACTTACACATGGACAATCGCTACCTGCGAACACGACATAGCAACAGGTGGCATTAACGTAGTACACTGGCGCTGCTCTGGCGTTGACGGAGATCACTCTGCGTCATCCTATGGCACAGTGGGCTTAACGCCTGACCCATCTGCATCTGACTTCGTTGCTTATGCTGACGTAACTGAAGCACAGGCTCAAGGCTGGGTCTGGGGCAGTGTATCACAAGAAGATACTGAAGCGTCTATTGCTGCTAAGATCGACAAACTGATTAACCCAACTGAAGCCTCTGGAAATCCTTGGGCTGCTTAACTTAACTGAAAGGAGATCAACATGACTGAAGACAAAAAGGTCATCACGATCGACGACATCGAATACACTGAAGATCAACTGTCAGACGAGGCGAAGGTGTGCATTAATCACATCGGCTCTCTGGATCAAAAGATTGGTTCTGCTAGCTTTAACTTAACGCAGCTTCAAGGTGGCCGTGAGTTTTTTATGGCACGACTGAAGACAGCATTGGAGACGCCAGCGGAAGACGACGCTGAATAGTCTGGCGCACATAAAGCAAAGGGCCAGCTACATGCTGGCCTTTTGCATATTTGGCACAATGTGTTATATTGGCCTCAATTCCGTTTGCGAGAGGCTACAATGGCTTTAATTGATTTAAACATTCCCGCTGGCGTTTATCGCAACGGTACTGACTTGCAAAGCATGGGTCGCTGGCGTGACGCTAATCTTGTGCGTTGGAATGACGGCGTTATGCGTCCAGTTGGCGGTTGGCGCACTCGCAACAACAACGCAGCCAACGCGACCCTGCGCGGAATGTTGACTTGGACAACTAACAGTAATGACCGCTGGATTGCCTCCGGCACATACAACAAACTTTACGTTTGGGCCTCTACTGGCGCTCGGTATGACATTACGCCTGTTGGTTTGACGGCAGGCCGTGAGGACGCAATCTCATTCACAGGTTACGGCGGAGCTGAATTTGGCGCTTACGCATACGGCATTGCCCGGCCTGATACAGTTCGCATTCAGCCAGCGACAAGTTGGGACTTAGAGTCGTGGGGTGAATATCTGCTAGCGTGTAACGAGGACGACGGCAAGATTTACGAATGGCAGCTTGGCACTGGCACACCCGCAGCGGTTCTGTCTAGCGCGCCCGTGGACAACCTTGGTATAGTTGTGACTGAGGAGCGTTTCTTGTTTGCGCTTGGCGCAGGCGGCAACCCGCGCTTGGTGAGCTGGTCAGACCGCGAGGATAACAATTCATGGACGCCAGCCGCCACAAACGAGGCGGGCAGTCTTGAGCTAAACACGTCAGGCACATTAATGAAGGGTATGACTGTTGCAGGTCAGACATTGCTTTTGACAACACGTGATGCCCACGTTGCTAACTACATTGGCCCGCCATACGTTTACGGCATTGAGCGCGTCGGAACAAGCTGTGGCTTGGCCGCAAAGCAAGCTGCGGTTGTTGTCGACCGCGGTGCGTTCTGGATGGGTGTCAATTCGTTTTACGTCTACACTGGTGGAGCTGTGCAAGAGCTGCCGTGCGACGTTGCTGATTATGTGTTTAATGACATTAACAAAGGTCAGATCAGCAAGGCATTTGGCATGTCAAACTCAATGTTTGGCGAAATCACTTGGTTCTACTCCAGCGCGGCGTCAACGGAAAACAACCGTTACGTTACATATAACTACACCGAAAACACGTGGATGATTGGCGAGCTGGCCCGCACGGCTGGAATCGACCGTGGTGCGTTCCGCCAGCCGATGATGGCCGACCCAGCAGATTACAAAATTTACGAGCATGAGATCGGCTTTGATTATGGCTCTCTCACCCCGTTTGCCGAAACTGGCCCGTTCCGTATTGGCGCAGGCGACCAAGTTATGAGCGTGACCGAAATGCTTCCGGATGAAAAGTCACAGGGTGACGTAAGCGCCATATTTAAAACGCGCTTTTATCCAAATGGCACCGAGCGGTCATACGGCCCTTACTCAATGAGCAACCCAACGTCGGTCAGGTTTACCGGGCGTCAAGTTCGCATGCGGGTTGAGGGCGAGCGCTTGTCTGACTGGCGTGTTGGTATTAACCGTGTTGACGCCGTTGCTGGGGGCCGTCGATGACGCAACAGAACCGACCACCAGAGCCGCGAGATAAGGACTGGCAGACGTGGGGTCGGCGCATGATGTCATACCTCTCGCAAACCCGTTCTGCGCTGGTTCAACAGACTGGCGACGAAAGCGCTGCCGATGATGGCACGTTGATGTGGGACAGGGTTAACCAATGGCCTGTTATTAGTAGAAACGGCGTTTGGCGGCAAATTGTTATTGCTAATGGCGTGGCTCACCTTGAAATTACCACAGACCAAACTGCTGCTGCTACCAATACAGCGTATCCACTTACATATACAATTATGGCTGGTAGTGTCGGCGTTTCACTTGGCACACCAGCTTCTCGCATAATCTTTGCGGAAGGTGGATCATATACATTAAGTTTTACAGCACAGACATCATCTACGTCTAGCTCTACTGTTAATTTTTGGTTTTGGCCTCGGATAAACGGAGTGGATATTGCAGACAGCGGCATGCAAAACACACTACACCAAAATGGTGCAACGATGATTGTATCTCGCACACAGATTTTTAATGTTAATGCGGGCGATTACCTAGAGGCGTATTGGGCAGTGGACAGTACAAGCGGAAGCCTACAACACCACGCTGCCAATGCGTTTGCCCCAGCTACTCCCGCTTCGACACTTTCTATATCTAGGATTAACGCATGAACGAGATTGATCGCTGCAAGCCTTGGATTGAAGCCGCACTTGAGTACAGCGGCGGCACGCACGACTTCATCGACGTGGCTGAGGGCATCTACAAAGGCACGATGCAGTTGTGGCCGACGCCAAAGGGGTGCATAGTAACTGAAATCGTGTTATATCCACAAAAGAGAATGTTAAATGTGTTCCTTGGTGGCGGTGAATTGGATCAGATTTTGGATATGCACAACGATGTGATAGAGTGGGCCAAAGCGCAGGGATGCACAGCATTGACTATGACAGGACGTTTTGGCTGGAAAAAACCATTGGCGAAGCACGGATGGAAGCCGCTGCATGCGTCCTATGTTAAGGAGTTTGAGTAATGTCTGGCGGAAAAGGTGGATCAACAACCTCATCGGTTGCAATCCCAGAATACATTGAGGCCGCTGCGCAGCGCAATCTAAACAAAGCCGAGCGCATTTCGCAGATTGGATATACGCCGTATTACGGTCCAGACGTTGCTGCGTTTACACCCATGCAGCAAGCGGGTTTTCAAAACACAGCAGACTTGGCTGGTGCGTTTGGCATGTCGGGCGGAGACATATCTCAGCAAGACATTATGGGCGGCATGGGGCCAGCGACAACATACGCAGGCGGCGTTCAGGGTTACTCTTCCGCGCCAATATACGAGCAATCATTGCAGACATTGGGCGAGCGTCGGCCTGGGCAAAAGGCTTACATTGATAGTTTCTTTATTGACCCGTACACGGGCGCAGCTGGCACGAACAACTTTGCTCCAATTGATTATACAACCTACAGCACCATGGCGGATCAGGCTGCGACGCAGCAGGCTAATGATTTGGCTATTGCGCAGGCTGGAAATTATGAGCTTACAGATCAGGCTGTTGACCCGGCTTTAGCCGCGCAGCCAGACCCGACAATATTTGGAAGCACTCCGTCAAATATTCAAAACTCTCAGGAAATCCTTGCGACTGATCCATCAAACCCAAATTACGATAGCGCCTTTCAAGACGTTTACGATTATCAGTCAAATCAGGCCGAAATTGATCCGTATGGTCAATCCACTGGCTTTGGCATTACTCCAGATGTCGTAGCCGCTGCTGGAGGAATTGACGCATTTTTACCAGAGGAATTTGGCCCTTACCTTCCAATGGATATACCTGACGATTTTAGCGTTCTTGACCCAAGCCAGCAAGCGTCAACCTACATAACCGATCCAGCATCGGGAATAACAGACACATCCACTGCTAGTATTGGCACTCAAATAATGAATGATTTGACTGAGTTCGGCACTGGCCTTGCTAGTAACACGCTTCTAGGAAGCGTTTTCCTTGGCCCATCATATAACGTGGGCGGAGTAAATAATCCTATTGAGTCTCCGACGCTTGGTCAGATGCAGGCCGCCGCACCTGAGGGTATGGTTTACCAGCCCTCCACAGGTTCTTATGTTACCGATGATAATAACAATACGGCTCACAGCGATATGATGGCCACGTCCACCGCCCCCGTAACTTCAATTAGACCAGTATCAAGGGAAGATGCGGCTGGCGGCGCTGACACAGGCGACGACGGTGGTTGCGTAGTTGCAACACACGCAGTCAGCTCAGGCGCATTCTCATCTACAACTAAGCGCGAGGCCGTTGTGTGGTGTATGCAAGTTTTGCACGGCAAGTGGTGGGGCGAAGCAATACGCAGAGGCTATCGCCACCTTGGCCGTAGAAAAATTGAGCGAGGCAAGGCACATGAGCATTACCAAGAGTTCCGTAATTACATTGCATTTGCCTCTGGCAAGAAACGTACAGCTAGAGGCGCTTTGCACTTTGCAGCGCGCACAGTCCAATTCTTTGTAGTTGGCCTAGTAAAAAAGGACGCATAAAATGGCTCTTATGGCTAACTTAAACACTATCCCAGAGCCTAACGCACCTCGCCCGGCGAATCCGTTTTTGGCCAACTCAAATGCTGTATCAGAGCCTAGCGCGCCCCGTCCGCCGAACCCGTTTATGGGCATGCTTGGCGGCGGCAAGGGCGGCGGTACAGCCGTTGCCCCGACGGCCACTCCGACAGCGACAGCGGGCCAACTCCAACCGACAGACGGCAGTCTTGGCTTCGGTAAGGGTGGCGGTGCGGTTGTGACTCCTGAGTTAACTGAACGCGGAACATATTTTAATGAAAGCGGCGTTGAGATGATGCCACGAAACGGTCTTGGTGGAGCAAACGCAATTCCCTACACGGAATTTCAGGCCAACCAATCATCAGGAGTGGATTCTTCGGTAGCAGACCGAGCTAATACGCTTGGTCCGGGGTTGCAGCAGGTACCTCAGCAACCTCAGTTCAACGTAAACCAAGCCGCAGCTGGGTCTTTACAGGGAGCAATTGGCGCAACGCAGCAGGCAATGCAAGGCCCACTAAATGTCGGCGCGTATGCTAACCCGTTTACCAGCGCAGTAATTGACCGCACTCAGCAGGACATTGCGCGTCAGCAAGAAATGGCCACAAACACGCTTGGCGCGCAGGCTACAGCGGCCAACGCATTCGGCGGCTCACGGCACGGCGTTGCTGAGGGTGTGATGGCTGGCGAGTATGGCCGCATGGCGGGCGACATCGCAGCGCAGCAGCGTCAGCAAAACTACAGCCAAGCGTTGCAGGCTGCAATGTCTGACCGTCAGGCTCGCCTCGGTGCTGCATCCCAGCTCGGTGGTCTTGGCCAGCAGGCGTTCCAAACGGGTCAAACTATTCAGCAGCAACAGCAGCAAGCTGGTTTGCTTCAGCAGGGCATTCAGCAAGCGCTTATCGACGCTGCCAAACAGCAATACGCTGGCTACACTGGC